TCCTAGATGTAACCTGCTGCAGTTTTAAATGTAGGAGTTGTATTTGGTCTGCAAAAGGAATCATTCTTTTAACTAAAGAATCAATTTGACCTCTATACATTCTAGGAGCAGTAACAATAAATGGAGCATAAACTTTTTGAATAGAAGACTTTGGCCTAACCATGTTCTTCATTACATCCCATTTAAGTATATAATTAGTTCCTAAAACTAAAACTCCTTCATACCAAACGTCAATCTTTTTAGAAAGCTTCTCAAATCTTGCCTCTTCAGTTCTCGGAGGGTTAAATGAATCATCTTTTCTTAAAACCTTCTCTCCGCCTGTTGCAGTGATTTTCTTTTTATATACAATAGTTTTATCAGTCTTGTATGAAAAATACAGGAGAGTGGCTGTATTGTGGTCAAAATTGTCAACTTGGTATCCACCTCTTATTCCCTGATAAGCATCCCATTTGCTGGACATCTTAGATATTTCTTTTATATCTTCAGTAGTCAAACTAGGGTCTATCTTTTTTAATTCAGTTATATTTACATTCTTAACTTCACCAAAATAATAGCAATCCTCAAAGTTAGGGTCCTCAGTAGGACTCCATATTAAGTTAGCTGGATCAACATAATCAATCTTTATTCCATCGTGTATATTAAATGAGTGTCTTAAAGCTGATATTCCTAATACTGTAGCGTCTTCATCTACTTGCCTTTTAATCAGCTCGTAGTTGTTTTGATTCATAACTGTTTCAATAACCTTTTCTTCAGCTATTTCAATATCATCTTTGTAATCAATCTGCATGTGTAAGTCAAGCTCATCATCACTATCTGGTAACATGTCTGGATCGCCAGCAAACATATCTTGACCAAGCAAAGCTCCCATCTCTTCGAAGGCAGCCCTATTACGCATTTCGGTTTGTATTTGGTTTTTGTAGTTTGCCTTTTTATTTGTGGACACAGAATCAACTGCTTCCGCTTTTACGTCAAACAATCTATTGGACATTCCGTTAACTACGATGTCTACAAACTTTGGCACAATAGGCACAGGAGTCCAGTCTAAGTTTAAATAGGATATATCTCCATTAATAGAAAGCTCGTTCTTGTACTTCTGTACAGACTGCTCTCCCATTGCATAAGTTCTTAATTTATGATATGTATCACGGTTGTTGTAAAACCTTGAAGTTCCACTTTCTTTCCTGAACCATTCAGACTCTATTGCCCTTCCAACTATGAGTCCATAGTCTCTAGAAGACTTCTCAGAATCAGATGCTAATTGATCAGGGAATCCAATGGCGTAATTCACTGGAGATTTATCCATATTGTTACTTAAGTATTGAGCTAACTAAACCGTTATTATTATACTTTGCAAAGTTAACATTTATTATTTTATTAGTTTTCTCAGGCTTAATCAGATACTTTTGGTTGGCCATAAGGGCTAAACCAGAGGAAACAGTGGCATCAAACTTAGTTCTCTTTGATATATCATAGTTTGCCCAATCCAATAAAGTCCTTGTAAAGTACATACTTCCAGAGCCTTGTTCTGTATATCCTACATTCTGCTCTATGTATGACTCAATAGCTTCTGCGTGTATTGATATAACAGCAGTAGATGAAGGTATACCTCCTAGTTCTTTTTCGGCTTTAGATAAGTCGTTTTTGTGTTTGTCTGGTCTATTTATGCTCCACTTCCTATAGCCTCTGTTCTTTAAGTGATACAAAAGCCTAGGTTTGTTATTCTCAACTAGTATTGGCATTCCGTAAAACACCATAGCCATTAGAACGTCTTCATAGAATAACTCTGCTGTCTGAGGTCTTGATATGTACTCTAAGAAGAACATATTAGATGGTCCTTCAAAGTTTAACTTAGTAACCCCATGCAAAGCACCATTAGATCCTCCACCACCTACAGTTCCAGAAATATCATAACTATCGCATCCGAATGCTCCAATATGCTCATTACCTGGAGATTTTACCCCATTGTTCATTACAACTCTATTTCTAAGTTCAGGCTTAGGCAACCAAGACACAAAGAACCTACCTCTATTATCTGGAGTCCATATAACCTCAGTGTCCTTCTTTCCGTTTCTCCAAGAGAAGCTTCCACGCATTACAGCTCTTTGACCTTCTATGCCATCGTTGTAATCTATTTGCTCATATATTCTTTGTAGATTAAACAAACTATTGTTTGCTTCATCCCTAAAAGCATGACCCTCTGTTCTAGGAAATTGTCTATAAAACTCATTTAACGCATCAGGATCGCTTTTAAGAGACTTTACTTCGTTTTCCCAGTAATCTATTACCCCACCTTCTATAACATCACCATAGGGGTCAAAAACAGGGTTCTCGGAGCTCCTGAAGACCGGTTGTCCATATCTATCTATATATCCTTCAAAATTCCACTCCATTGGGATGAAAAGTGAATACATACCGCTTTTAGTCTGACCATTGTCATTTCTTTCTAAAACATCTGAGTCTTCGTAGAGTTTCTTAAAGTTCGCCCCTCCTTTATCTAAAGCATTAGAAGTAGACCCCATCATACACTTGCCAACGATATTTCGTCCAAGCCTTAGTGTTGTTTTAACTACACGCCAGTTATTTAAAATATTATCTGGAGGTAGCCATTTACCTGATTCATCGTGTACTAAAAGTCTGAGCTTTTCACCATCGTAGGAGTTATCACCGGTGTTCTTCCAGTCGATGGTCGTATCAAGTCCCTGTAATTGAGCTTGGGTGTCGGTTGCTTGAACGATGGACTTTCTTGTAAGCTTGGAGGCGGGGACGCGGTACGCAAGTTCCGTCTTTGGTCTGTCCATTCCGTCTTGTATCGGCTTAAAGAAAAAGGGATAGTTGATTGATATAGGTACCACCTTGTCTGTAAACAGTTTCTTAGCATCTGCTCCAGATTTGGAGAGTATTCCGAATCTAGCATCAGAAGATATTGTTGCCATATTAACCGCTGCTCCGCTTGCCATGAAGCTGAAGCCGGACCTCCTATTTTTAAGGTAGCACATCCCATAGCACCTATTGTCGGCCTGGCAAGCTTCCCAGAATATAAAGAATAATCTGTTTGCTTCCCTAAACTCTGGCTGCCCAACATCAATCTTGGTCCACTGCAAGTACATGTAGTGAGTGCCAGTAATATAAGTAGGAATCCCCTTGTTATAAAACCAAAAACCTTCATCTCTTTTTGTAAATTCATCTTCTATATAATCTACCCAGTCATTTTTAAATGCATTAGGCATTTCATTCCAATCAAAGATAGTTTTTATTCTAGAGAGTTCTTTTGGATATTCGACTACCTCCCAGTATTGTTCAGATTCTTTATTGCTTCTTTTATGTACGTTATCCTGTACATAAGGCAAAGCTATCTTTAAATTTTGTATCTGTATTATTTCACCAATAGTTCCATCCTTAGATATAACAACAATATCATAGTCTGAGTTATATCCATAATCCCAGGCTTTCTTTTTGTTCCTATTTTTTAAGACGGTTTCAGATACTACTCCAGAAAGAACGTTGCAAAGCCTAAGACTTTCTACTTCTTCTTTCTGCAAAGCTTTGGAATCCTGTATCTTTTCCTTTACTTGTTTCAGATTCGTCCTCGCCATTTAGTTTAGCTCTTTCTAATTCTATTCTATTTAGTATTTCAAATGCATCAAATATCGCAAGCTTTTTAGTTGCCGCAGCATTCTTTAGTCTATCAGCAGCAATATCTTCGTTTGGATCATCTGTAATGATTTCATCATGAGCAACCTTAATAAGCTCCTCTACGGCCTTTTCTCCTGCTGCAATAACTCTTTCTATTGTTTGCTTTATATCTCTAGGCATATGTCTCTTGTTTGCATTCTATAGAGCTTCTTGCCCTCTATATTGAATTCATATTCGCTATTCTTAGTAAATCCAATCTTAGTGCCTTTTATGACACCTTTAGATTCTAGATACTTGTTAGAGACCTCTATAAGTCCCACATGGTCTTCCTTTTCTTTGTTTCTAAGTATAGCGCTATCCTGAGTATAATCGACAGGCAGAACAAAGCAAAACGCTTTAAGAGCTTTCCAATCATTTTTTCTTTTGTATAAATAAATTCTTTCTAATGGAACTATGTAGGAGTTGCCCCTGAAGTATTCGTTGCTTTTAGTCTTTCTCCCTTTCATATCTAGATATGTTCTAAATACGTTATGGTGGACCACAACTATATCTCCAACTTTAAGCTCAGTATCCTTGTCTGTAGTAGGCAATCCTTTAACTACGCCAATACGATTTACAAAAGAAGCATCCTCGATAGTTGTATTAACTACAAGGTCCACTCCTCCTACATTCTTTGTATTTTTGTATTCGCCCCCTAAAGGCTCTATAAGGTATCCGTATCTAGGTCTCATTAGATAAGGTTTATGTCGTACTCAATTACACATGGAAGCCTGTCAAAAAACTTCCATTGAAAAGCCTCTCCCTTATCGTTTATAACCCATATTG